GCGGGAAAACTCCGCGATCCAACACGCGTACAACGCCTACCTCGACGACGGGGCCAGCGTGTTCGCGAGCGAGTTCCAGCAGGAGCCGATCCGCGACGAGGCGACGTCGAACGGCATTTCAGCTGAGGAGGTCCGCGGGCGGGCGATCCACGTGCCGCGGTGGCTGGTGCCCCGCGGGCTCGACACGCTCACCTGCATGGTCGACGTGCAGAAGGAGCTCCTCTACTGGGCAGTCGTGGCGTGGGGCCACCAGTTCCGCGGCCACGTCGTGAGCTACGGCACCTACCCCGACCAGGGCCGCGGCTACTTCTCGCTCAGAGACGCGAAGAAGACGCTGTCCCGTGCCCACGGCAACAACGTCGAGGCCGCGATCCACGCCGGCCTCGAGGCCGTGTCCGCCGAGATCCTCGACCGTGAGTTCGCACGCGAGAACGACGACGCCGTGCTGCGCGTCGGGCAGCTGTTCATCGACGCGAACTGGGCACAGACGCAAGGCGTGATCCGCGACTTCGCCAGACGCTCAAGCTACGGCCCGCGCGTGCTGCCGACGCACGGCCGGTTCGTCGGCGCGAGCGGCCAGACGATCAGCGACAAGGCTCCCGACCGCGGCGAGCGTATCGGTGCCAACTGGCGGACAAGCACGATCGGCAAGCAGCGCCACGTGCTCTATGACACGAACGCCTGGAAGACGTTCCTCATGGCCAGGCTGAAGCTGCCGGTCGGAGATCCGCAGGCACTGACGCTGCACGACGGCAGCCACGACATGATCGCGGACCACCTCGCGAGCGAGGTGCCGGTGCGAGTGGAGTCGAAGATGCGGGCGTGCGACGAGTGGAAGCTTATCCCTGGTCGCGACAACCATCTGCTCGACTGCGTCGTCGGTGCCGCGGTGGCGGCGTCGTTCTCCGGCATCTCGGCCGTCGGGGCCGAGGCCAAGCCGGCTGTCACCAGGAAGGTGATCACACGTGAGGATCTCGCAGCCCGCAGGGCCGCCCTGCTTGCGAAGATGGGCAGGTAGTCCGCTATTTGGCCAGTGCGGATGCCGTGGCAGTCTGCTGGTGGTTCAGTTTCTCACACCAGAAAGGCACTCACCATGCGTTTTCTTGCCCTGCTCCTGCTTCTCTCGCTGTCGTCTGCCGCCGTGGCCGACACGAACGTCTACGCTCGCAAAGTCACGATCTCGTCCGCCCAAGACCACGCCCTGGTGCTCGCCAGACGCGGCACGCTGGTCCACAGTCACTGCGGACAGACAGAAGGGATCGGCTGCGGATCCACTGCAGAGAGCGCCCGGCGCAACTGCTGCTACTTCGGCAAGAAGGTGATCGTCGACGAGGGCGTGGCCTACTCGCCAACCGCTCGCAAGTGGTTCGCCGTAATTCGCTACCGGTGACCAGCGTCGCCCGGCGGGATGGCAGCGTGCTCCTACCACGCAGGCCTCTCGCCGGGCGGCATTTCTTTCTTGAGTCGCAGCATGCCAAAAGCCACGCTCACGTTTTCACTGCCCGAAGAGCAGTCAGAGTTTGAAACAGCCATCCAAGGCAGGCAAGCGAGATCCGCGTTGTGGGACATCGACCAGGCGTGCCGGTCGTTGCTCAAGCACGGCGAGCCGACGCCAGACGAGCAGGCTCTCGCAGAGCGCATCCGAGCCATGATTCCGGCTGAGTTGCTCGAAGGTTAATCGGTGAACAATGGTACACTCACAATAGCGGGCGATCCGCCCGCCCAAGAGGTGCCAATGGCAGCCGACGACGACGTTGTTGACGCTCTCGCCGCGAATCTCGCGCAGCCTCAGCGTGCACGCACCGACGCCGGAGAAGTCTGGCAGCACGATCTCGACAAGCAGCTTGAGGCTGCGAAGTTCGTGATCCAGCAGCGTAACGCAATCGCGGCCGGCAGCCCGTTCGCCATGATGCGACGGGCCATCATCACCTCACCGGGGGCCAGCAGCTGATGGCCAAACGTGCCGCAGCCAAGCCGACGCGGGCTCGCCCCACCCTCAAGCAGACGGTGGCCGAGCAGAAGGCTGTCATCAGCAAGCTGGTGCGGGCTCGTTATGACGCCGCGCAGACCACCGAGCACAACCGCAACCACTGGTCGATGGCGGATTACTATTCCGCCGACGCCGCCCTGGCTCCTGAGGTCCGCCGAAAGATGCGAGCCCGTGCTCGCTACGAACGAGACAACAACGCGTATCTCGCTGGCATGGCCAGCACGCTGGCGTCCGACCTGGTCGGCACCGGCCCAAGGCTGCAGCTTGACTGCGGCCCTGACGCAGATGCTGCGAGCGTCCGCCGCGTCGAGGATGCTGTGTTTGAGTGGTTCCTGTCGATCGACATGGCCCGCAAGCTGCGGCTGGCGAAGCTCGCGAAGGTAACCGACGGCGAGGTCTTCGCTGTCGAGACGACAAACCGTCGGCTCCGCGGTGTGCAGCTGGACGTGAAGCTCATCGAAGCCGACCAGGTGACGAGCCCGGTGCCGGAGCTCTACGCGGCAAGCGTCGACGGGCTTCGGTTCGACGACGACGGCAACGTCTCGGAATACTACGTGTTAAAGCACCACCCCGGCGCGACGCTGTCGGGCTGGGTCGGCGACGGGCAGTGGTATCCGGCCGACAACGTGCTGCACTGGTTCCACGCGTTCCGCCCGGGCCAGCACCGCGGCGTCGGCGAGGTGGTGCCGGCCCTCGAGCTCTTCGCCATGCTGCGGCGTTACACGCTCGCGGTGGTGACGGCGGCCGAGACGGCCGCGGACTTCGCCGCGATCATCAAGACGAACCTGCCGGCCGACGGTATCGCGACTGCCCAGCCGGCGTGGGAGACCATGCCGCTGATGCGTGGCATGGCCACGAGCATCCCTGACGGTTGGGATGCCCTGCAGATGAAGCCTGAGCAACCAACGTCCACATACAGCGAGTTCGTGAAGCGGCTCATCAACGAGATCGCCCGCGCGCTGAACATGCCATATATCGTGGCCGCTATGGACAGTAGCGCTGCGAACTACTCGAGCATGCGTGGCGACTATCTGGTCTACCGCAAGCACCTTCAGTGCGAGCGTGTGGACCTCGAGCGGGTGATGCTTGACCCGCTCGTCGGTAAGTGGCTCGACGAGGCCGCTTTCGTTCCGGGTTTGATCCCTGACGGTCTGCCGCCGATGGCCGAATGGACGTGGCAGTGGACGTGGGACGGCTTTGAGCACGTCGACCCGAAGAAGGAGGCCGACGCGATGGAGACGCGTCTGCGGACGCACACGACGACCTTGGCCTCCGAATACCAGCGGCAAGGTCGCGATTGGAGGCAGGAGCTCGCACAGCGTGCTGAAGAGATTGCGCTGATGAAGCAGCTCGGCCTGTTTGTGGATATGACCCCCGAGGTCAATTACGGCGGGCAGGTTGACCCCAACCAAGAAGAGCAGTCAGCGCAGGCAGCGGATGGCTACGTGCCTCCGCAGGGGGCTCGCGATGAAGCCCGTCGCGGTTTGGAGTGGCGGCGGAAATTTGGTCGCGGTGGCACTGCGGTCGGCGTTGCCCGTGCCCGCGACATTGCCGGCGGACGATCGCTCTCGCTTGAAACGATTAACAGGATGGTGAGCTACTTTGCCCGACACGAGGTCGACAAGAAGGGGCAAGGGTGGAGCCCTGGCGAGGATGGATACCCGAGCGCCGGCAGGATCGCGTGGGCGTTGTGGGGTGGTGACGCAGGCAGAAGTTGGGCCGAGAAGGTGGCGCGGTCTGATGATCGAGCGGAAGGCGCTAGCTCGGAGGAGCACGTATGTGGGACTTCGACTGGGACGACGACGACATCGAGGAGTTGATTGAATTCCTATGAAGCGAATCACAACTGACGCACAGTTTTCCGTATCGACGCCAGCCGTTGCCGCCGACGGCACTATGGCTGGCGGACTGCCGCGGTTTGAGCTCGTCGGCTACACCGGCCGGGCGATCCGGCAGTCGTGGAGCCGCAACCCGCTGGTGGTTGACCTAGCAGGCATGGATACCAGCGGCAACGTCGCCGTGATGTACGGGCACGATTACTCGCTCGAGGCGGCCATCGGCCAGGCGGACCGGAAAGACAACTCCGGGCAGGACCTGGTCGTCGCTGGCGAGGTCATCGGCGACGGCCCGCTGGTCGAGAAGGTGCTCGGCTATGCACGGCGTGGCTGGAAGTTCCAGGCGTCGATCGGGGCGGACGTCAATCGCATCGAGAACGTCGCCCCAGGCGAGATGGTCACCGTAAACGGCCGGGAGTTCACCGGCCCGATCTCGGTGGTGCGTGCAAGCACCCTGAGAGAGGTAAGTGTAGTTCTGTTTGGAGCCGATGCCAGTACATCGGCCGCAATCGCTGCGGAAGCGACAGGGGATGAGCTCATGGCGGACCACGCCAACGAAACGCCCGACGTCGACCAGC